TGCATTTTACTACAATCTCCTTTCCCCTATCTGTCCCGCCGTTCCAAATAAACAACAGATCACAGGATTCCAGCTCTTTATCGATCTCGTCTTCCTGGATTATATCCTCTAAAGGGATAACCTCGTTATGCCGCACAAAATATTTCACCTTGATCCCGGCCGCGCGAAAGGTCAACCCCAACGCCTTGTAAATCTCAAAAATGGAATACAGATGCCTGACCGGTCCCTGGTAATAATACGCTCCGACAAAGATAATATTCATCTATCTCCTTTCAGCCACACATAAGATAATTATACGCCTCCCGTAAATCTTTGTGCTGTTTAGCACTCTCGCTATTCCCGGATAAATGTTCCCCCTCATGGCGCCGGTAAATAATAGTCGGCTCCAGCAAATATTTGAACCGGAACAGTTCATGATTCCTGAGCACAAACTCAAAATCACCCGCCCGGTCAAAAATCGGGCTGAATTTAGCGTTTTCCAGAA